TCGTAGATGTGCGCAAACGAGATTTAATGGATTTTTTCGATTACGCTGTTACAGAACTTCATTGGTCAAGCAACAGATTTTGTCAGTGTCATAGTTCATTATCTAGTTTTAGCGCTTGGATTGAAAATTTCTACGATGATGAGTTTGAGTCATTCAGAAATCTTTTGCCGAAGATTGAAAAGCCAGTGAAAGAAAACGTTAGGAAAAAGACAGTTCTACAAAAAGAAGACGTAGATAAATTATTCGAGTATTTCGATAAAAATAATATGCTACAAGATGCTTGTTTATTAGCATTGGCAATATCATGTGGAGCTAGAGTTTCAGAACTTGCCAGATTTACAACTGATTTGATTGATGAGAATAATACTGTTTTTGATGGATTATTTTTAGAAACAACAGAAGAAATTGCAACTAAAGGAAGAGGAACCACTGGAAAGATGCTTAGAAAATATATCCTCAAAGATACGTTTATTCCCTATTACCATAAATGGTTACAAGAGCGTACTGGCATTATGAATGATACGGAACAAAGTCATAACCATATATTCGTAACCAAAGATGGCAATCCAGCAAATGCAGATAGAATTAGAGACTGGATTTCTGAATGGAGCGACATAGTTGGTCAACCATGCTACCCTCACAGTTTAAGACATTATAACACAACATTGTATCGTCGCTTAGGATTAGACGATGACCTTATTGTTTATTTAACTGGTTGGTCTGAAAGCACTGGGCATAGTATGATTGCGATTTATGACGATAGAACAATTGGAGAGAAGAAATTCAAAGGGCTTGATAAATTGAAAGATTTTGTCGGTCAAGAATAATATTACATAGATAGGCGTTTGAATATGAATGTTGCAAAAGAAAAAAATGGGCATGTATTATATTGCTGTTATTCCCTTCCACTTCGCAAATATCTTTATGATAACGGATTAAGATATGAATTAGCTGCGTTGAATCCAAATAGTAAAAAATTATTTTGGGTTTATTTGATGACAGAAGAACTTTCTTATTTGCTATCAAAGTGGTCTGAGGGATAAAATAATTTTTTAACAATTTGAAATTAAAATATAGGAGATTAATATTATGTGTAACAACATTGAATGTGTGTATACTGAAACGCATGACAAGCTTTATTGCGAAGATGAGAAGATGTATAAAGTATATAAACATACGCTTTCTAAAAGTGTATCTAAAAAAGATAATGATATGGTTTATATAGGAATTACAAACAGAAGCCCATATGATAGATGGGGTAAAAATGGAACGCATTATAAATATAATGAACATTTTTCAAGGGCTATTGTTAAATATGGATGGGATAATTTTCTGCATGAGATATTATTTGATGGATTAACAAAAAAAGAAGCTGAAAATCTTGAAGTTGAATTGATAAAAAAATATAATTCTGCAAACGAAAATTTTGGATATAATAAAGCGCTTGGTGGAAGTTCTGTTGGAAAACATACTGAAAAAACTAAGAAGATTATATCTGAAAAAGCAAAAGAAAGATTTAGAAATCCAGATAATAATCCTATGTACGGTAAACATCATTCAGAAGAAACAAAAGCAAAAATTGCGATAATGGCATCGCAAAGAAAAGCATCGGAAGAAACAAGGCGAAAGTTATCTGAGCTTAATGCTGGAGAAAATAATTGTATGTATGGTAAAACACATACCAAAGAAGCAAGAGAAAAAATATCTAAAGCGTTAAGTAAGCCAGTTAGATGTATTGAGACTGGCGTTGTATATCCTTCAGAAATAGAGGCAAAACGACAAACTGGAGTCGATAATTCAATGATTCATCGCTATATAATTGGTAATGCTAACTATGCTGGTAAATTGCCAGATGGAACAAAGCTTCATTGGGAATATGTCTCTTAACAAATAAATATATATGCTATATGTGCAAGGCTATTTTTGTCGATAGTCTTGCACATATTTATCCCCCGCCTTTTGTTATTTAAATGTTAGATGTATTTAAATTATATTCTCGTAAATACATCTAACATTTAAATATTGTTTGAAATAATTTTAGTTTGAAGTAAATTGCACCTTTTATCAAGGTGCATTTTTAATGCACTTTTGTGTGAAGGAAGGTGATTTATATGACTGAATTTGCTTTTGATGTAGTTGCACGACTTGATAAAAAACAGGTGGATAATCTGTTTAAAAAATTAAAACCAGAAATCGATACAACTATTAAAATAGATAAGAAAGACGCTGTTAAGGAAATAGAGTCTTTGGAAAGTCTGATAAATGGACTTAATATTTCAGATGTAGGGTTCAAAGATTCCTCTATCAATATTTTAAACAGAGTATATGCGTTATATGAATCTATAGGTGAAAGTGCCGATGAAATGTGTGCTTCAGTTGCTGCAACTGGAGATACTTCTGCGCTTGAACCAATGATTTCAATGCTTGGTAGAGTTCGTTCAATGATGGATCAAGTCAAAGGTAAATATGAAGAATTTGCTAGTACAAAAAAATCTGTCAAGACTGTAGCTCCAGACGAGCATATGACGGTTTTGTTGAGAGAAAGAAGAGAGCAATTAGAATCCGTATTAAAAGAATATTATAAGACTGAAAGTGCGGAAGATGCATTGGTTAAATATTTTTCCGCTAAGAATGGAAAGATATCCGACAAAAAAAGAAACGATATAAAAATTCTATATGCTGGAATTAATGCTGGCGATACTTTTGCAGATGCTGCATTTTTAAAAGGCATTAGGAATTCATATGGAACGGTAACAAAAGAAGTAAAAACATCTCTTATCGATATAACCGATACATGGGACAAAAACTTCGTAGATAGTCTTAATAAAATTGGCGAAAAAGTAGAAATCGATGATTCTGGATTAAAAGATGTTGAAACAATATTCGAATCATTGTCATCTGGCGTTCTTGAAACTACTAGAAAAATACAAGACGTTAGAGAAGCTACTTCGAGTTCTACTAAAAGTATGGGTTCGGATTTAAGTTCAATAGTAAGCAAATTAGATGAAGTTGCTGGAAAAGTTGGAGAAGTTGCACTTAAGTTAGATAATGTTGCTGGGGCAATGAAGGATATAGCATCTAGCTCTGCATTTGCCGCACTTGGAGTTCAGCTTGCAAAAAATGCCGATGAAGCTGAGAGATTGTTTACTAATTTAAATAATGTTGCAAATAGAACTTCTGGAAGAAAAGCTGGTAAATCTGGCGGTTCCGCTGAAGGTTCTGCTAAAACTAAATCTAACGAAGCGAATGAAAACGCTCAGATGCAGAGAATGTTAGGACAAGTTGAAAGAATGGGGTCTAGTAAGGCTCCAGTAAAATACAGTTATAATGACCTGCTGTCCAAGCTTAGAGTATTTAATAAAAATGGTAAATATGATTCTCAGGCAACCATGGACAATTTTCTTAATGCCGTTACAATGGCGAAAGAAAGGTCTTATGGTGGCCCACATGTATCATCCCAGTTGAACGGCTTAAAAATTTTATTAGGCGGAGTTTTTAGTCAAATTCACGAGAAATATCCCGAACTTCCATTGAAAGAAGCTGTTGAAAAAGCAACTGGAGGAATGGTAACTGGACGTAAAGCTTGGAAAGAATTTTTAGAAGTTAATCCTTGGATTGGGGATGTAACTGATTCCACAACTCCGATTGTATCATTTTCTGAAAAACCAAATGATGTAGTCAGAATGTTTTCACCATTGACTGTGACAAAAGGTAAAGTAAAAAAGACTTTTAAAAAAGAAACTAGGTTAACATCGCAGCAAAAGAGAGAACGCATAGAATCCATTTTAAAGGAAAAATATCAGACTGAAAACGCAGAAGAAGCTTTAATAAAATATTTTTCAACTCAAAATGGAAAAATAACGAAAGAAAAGAAAGAGGCCATTCAGAATATATATAAAGGAATTAATTCTGGAAACGCACAATCAAATGACGATTTTCTTAGAGAAGTAGAAGGGATGGTTAATAGGGGCGATTTAGGAAACAAAGATGTAGGCCTAAGACGTTCAATTAACGAAGTTCTATCTAGCAATGGAAGTAGAAATATTAGATATTCGAAGGCAAAAGGATTTAAGATAAAATCAAAGCCGATAACAAGAATGTCTCAATTTACTGGAGGATCAAAAAACGGAACAAGCTATGCAACAAGAGGAGATATAGGAATCGAAAAGCTTGTTGCAACTATGGCAAGAGGCAAATATGGAGATAAGAATATAGCAAAAGTTCTCATGATGCTTTCTCCGTTTATTGATGGAAGTAAAATATCTGCCGACCATTTTTCTTGGTTGTTTGAGGGTACGCCAGAAGGAAAGCCAATTAAACTTGATGAAAAGGCTTTGAGTGAAGTTCATATTGGCAAATTAAGCGAGTCTCTTCAATCTGCAACCAACAAGAATCGCGATGAAGATGTAGCTAAAATAGAAGGCAAAATAAAGAAAACCGCTGTTGCAAAAGCATCTGCCGATATAAAAGAAGCACGAGAGTTTATCGCTAATTATACAAAGGGCGAAGGATTAGAGTCATTCTTTGGCTCCTATATGAAATGGTATGACCAAGAAAGCGGTATGGCCATTAGTGATGAAGATGTTCGTAAGATTATGGCTAAAAAGTTAGGTAAAGAAACAAAAGATGTTACAGAACGAGACATTTTCAATAGTGGTTATAAGAAATTAGATGAAAGAGTAAATGAGCTTTTCGGTATTGCTGAAAGCGGAGATACCGCT